TATTATTTTCAAATTCCATTTTATGAATAGCAACCAAATATAATTTGGGGCGCTAAATAGGAATGACAATATGGTTGTCTTGATGTTGTAATACGAAAGAATATGTATGTTGTTTATCAAACAGCTTCATAATTGTTAAGTCGTTCAAATCTTCTTTTTCACCAGCTTGGAGTGCTTCCATAAACATATCATAAAATGAGATTTGACGAGATTGATTGTATTTATCTTGATAATATTGATTGCGGAAATAAAAATATTGTCCGCCAATAGCACCTCGTGTTGATATTAACCATTTATTGTTATTATGGTTATAAAACATATTTATCATTGTACCTTCCACCAATTGTGATATTTCAATATTCTCATTATCAAATTCAAACATTTGTCTGAATTTATTGTATAATATAGATTTTGGGGGTGCTACAGACAGCAATTCCCCGTTATCATATATCAATGATTTACATAGCCTTAAACGGTCATTATCATCACAAACAACTTCACGATCGTAATTATAAATATCATATTGTCGTTCATCAAATTCATATTTTTTTGAACGAACATTTTGGACACTTGTAATATTATTCATGTCATAGCAAGGGTCGTTCATAATTTATATAATATAAATGATATTGTTATTTGTTTATATTGATAATTCATACTATTTTTAGATAAATATTATTTAGACGCATAATATATATATTATATTATAAATGAGTACAACAATTACATTGGAATTAGGCGATATAATAGAAATATATAGTCCAGATGACATTCAGTATCATGAAAATGTCTTTTTTATCAATTATATTGACTCAAGTTTAATCAAATTGACAAGTATCAATAACGGCAGCGAAACACAACTTACTTTGAATGAAGGAAAACTTGATAATATCAATATAAAACAATTGTTTTTGCTAGATAGAAATGAAGACAAAGGATATGTGAAACAAAATAAATTGGATGTTGGGAAATGGGTAAACATTCATTTTGGGGGCGATTATCCTACTATTTTAACAGGTCAAATAACAAATAGCGAAGAAGATATGATTGAAATTACCAGTTATCCGGACTTACAAACCATCTATATTGACTTTGAATATAAAGGCGTTCCTGAAAATATTCCACTCAAACAAATAGAAATTCGGGAACCACCCCAAGAATATTTACAAAAAGAAACGTTAGATAAAATAGAAGAACCAGATAATGAAGAGACGCCTATATCTGATAAAGATGATATTGAATTACAAACACCGTTAAGTGTTGAGGACAATGATAATAATAATTATGAAGATGAACTATTAAAATTATACGATGAAACTAATGAAATTGTATTTGGAGAACAACTTGAAACATTGAAGCAAGTGGTTGAGGTTCCCGAACATGAGAAAAAATATAACATAGAAGTTCAACTCAATGATATGATGGATGTATTTTTATCTACTATACCTAATCAAAATCGTAGTGAAACAGTTATGAAGAATATACATCTACTTATTACCCGATTTAAAGAATTACGCGAGACATTTTCAACATTTTCGGAATCAAACAATTCCATTGCACCCAGTTTCTATGGACCGTATTACAAACCATTGGTTGAGAATATGAAAAATATGAATACAAAACTGAAATGGTTACTTCCTGTTGTAAAACATAAAAAGCGTGTAATATATTCAAATGAAATATTGGATGTGGATATTGAAGCGAGCAGCAAAAATTCATTGGTTGAATTTCGTGAAATTCAAGAGTTACAAGAAAGATATAAAAAGGATGAGAAGTATGAACGCGATACAATCGTCCAACGATTAAATAATATATTAACCCATATCGGAGAACCGGATTTAAAAGATGATGTATATGCCACGACAGTAAACGCAGGTATTGAAGCAGTTGTAGATAACTTGAATGATTTTTATTCCACTGTATTGCAATCGCGTGGTGAAAATAAAAACACAGTAAGAAAACAATACGTTATTGATACATATAGTTTAGGTATGAAAAAGTCAGTTGCCTCGCGCTTTGATAACAAGGTTAATATTCTTGTAAATAATACACAAAATGACTCAATATATACCCAATCATTTTTATATTTACCACATCCATTCATAGAACAATCCAAAATATATCTTAATAAACAGAATATGTTGGAGCGCGTAAAGACTCATCAGAATTTAATGATGTATTCTCGTCTATTTAATAATAAAACAAATATTATAAACAATGTTATTGAAAATATTGACGAAGACTATAATCACGAATCATTGGACTTATTGTCTAATTTGAATACCTTTTCTTTGGATGATTTTTCAACGAATGTCGACAAAAATGTTAGATTTGAAAAATTCTGCGAATCCATTGTTCCAAAAACAAAAGCACTCATAAATATCCTTCGCGAACAATTGAAGAATAAATATACATTTGTATCTATTGTCAAAGAACTTGAACCATTTAGTATATCTCAACAACATATTACATATACACAGCATAATAGCATTCGGTATAACATAAAAGAAAATATCAAAGAATATAAGAAACGAATGGTAGAGTTCTCGCAATTATTCAGTAATTATATGAATAACCGACGCATTCATGAACGTCCTTCAAAGATGGATTTTTTTGATAGCTTATTGGATACACAAGCAAAAACAATTATTGATAACTATTTATTACCATCCAAAAACACAAATGTAACCGAACAAATTAAAAAAATATACAACATTGATAATGCAAAATTGCTGTATACATTTGTTTCCAAATTGATGTTTGCATTGAACGTGCCATCAAAATTAAATATTTTGGACGAACAAGAAAAAAACGCAAAGAACCCATTACGTATTAAGTCTGATTGTTCTCGTCGTTTTTTGAGTAAGAAATATAATAGTGTAAATGAGTTATTGAAGGATAATAACAAAGATGTATTATATTATGACAAAGATTATGACGATACACCCTATGATATAATGGAAAACTACCAAACAGAAAAGAGAAGTATGGTGAATGAAGATTTCTACGATTTTTTGAAGGAAGTATTAATGCAAAAACACGACGTCCAAAAAGACTATGTGGAAGTATTAACAAAGACATTATTAGAAGGAAAAAAACAAGTGGACGATCAAGACTATGCTATTGTAGAAAACGTTGAATCAGATAATAACATTCACTATTACAAACGGGTTAAGAATAATTGGGTTCGCGATGATACAATAAGCGATACAATGTTTATGGATAATAACACTCTATTTTGTAATATTCAAAAACAATGCGTGAAAAACACATCCAACCAAATGTGTCAATCCAACGAACAAATGAAGGAATCTCTTAAAAATATGAGAAAAGAAGAATTGCTTCAAGAATTGGAAACACGTTATCAAGTAAATATGGATGAACTTAATGAAGAATTGGAAAAGAATTTTGTAGAATATCAACGATATATGAAAAAACAAATGATATTGAATGAAGTAATAGAACAAAAAGCAAATAACTTATCATATCATATTGGATTACTCGCAAACAAAGATTTATCTATCAAATCCCCACATAGTAGTATATTACAGAAAATATTAACGTCAACCGATTTTACTACTAAACAAAATCACATCGTGATGTTTGTTGATTTATTTTGTCGCGAACCTATTGAAACAACAAATGAAAACTTGTACTGGAAATATTGTAAAGACAGTAATGTTAAGTTGATGCCATCATTCTTATATGAATTAGCAAATGCCTTCTCATTAGGAAATTATGAAGAAAAGCTTTTTGAAATCATTCGTAAGCAAGGTGTTGAAAGTGATGATGGTGAATCAATTGTAGATATGCATAGTGGTATGATTATTACACCACGAACATTTGACACAGAAGAAGGATATGATGCGTTGGGATTCAAGGTTTCATCACGCACTATTTTACAAGACGAAATTACACAAATACCCGAACAGCGCAAGTTAACACGAGCACAACAGCGTATATTTGAAAACCCACATATGGAAAAAATATACAAAGTATTTGAATTTCTAACAACATCAATGGATATAGATGGCTCACTAATAAGTGATGTGTGTTTGAGAATATCACTTGAATTAGTTGAGTCTTTAATCAAAGGGAAAGACGCATATGAGAAAATTGTGGAAAAGCAGAAACAAAAAAACCCAGATAAAAAACTGGCGAAATATGAAGATTACTTTAATGAATCACTTATTATGATAGTGTCTGGGTGTTACTTAATCACACTACAAACAGTAATCCCATCTATCAAATCAAAAAAGACATTTCCAGGTTGTGTGAAATCATTTTCAGGATATCCTATGGGTGGAGATGAAGATACAAGTGGATTAAATTATATTTCGTGTGTATTATACAAAACACGAAGCAATATTGACCCTTGGAGTTCTGTCAAAAAATACAAATCTTCTGAAACATTTGAGAAAAACATCCGAAAGATTATTGATAACCATCTCATCACAAAGAGCGAGATTACACATCTAATTAAAGAGAAGAAACAATATTTGCTATTGAATAAAGATGATGACTATGAAATCAAAGAGCAACATAGAATACAGCGATGGGTAAACTTTCAACCTCCTCTTATTAAATATGAACTCAAAGAAGAACAGAAGAATAATGTATCAAAAGAGTTTTTACGTGAGCTTCTATTAACTATTCAAAAAGGAGATAAATCACAACATAATATGTTGTATACATTGATCGCAAAGAATACGATATTGAATTATGGTATTATCCAAGAAATTAACAACGAAGTTAGCAAAGAAAAACCTATATTAAAAACATTTGGTGGTATTCCATTCGTTGACAACGCTTGTTGCCAAGATATAATAAAAAATCCAATGAAATACTTTTCAAATAAGAATGAAAATATTAATGTATATCTTACTCAAATCAAAAATAACGATGATTTTATAGCAAATATGAGAATGATTACAACTGCACCTACAATGTATCATCCATATAATACTCGTGCTAAGACCGATATTTCAAAACAAGGGCACTACGAAGAAAACATATACGGGTATGTCATTCACTATTGTAATTTTGATAAGCCAGAAAGAGCACTAAGTGAATTTGAGTCTATATGTGGCGAGATTCCCAAGTCATACCAAGCGGACTTGAATATAGAAGAAAAAATGGCAATTCTTAAACGCAATGGTAAAAATTATAATCTTGATTCACTATTTGGACTCATGAAAATGATTAATAAACGAAACACAATACATTCATATATCCAACACGAGCATAATTATAGTAAAGATATATTAAATGAATTGGATAACTTTGAAGAACTTGAAATACCTATTATAGAAAAACCACTCATAGATTTATTACGACGTGTTGCAACATCTGCAAATGGTTTCCAAAAGGAAGAAACTAAAGATATTGAAAATTTAAAAAATTATTTACTAATGACTACACAAAGGATGAACGAATTTGTATTAGATTACATTAGGAGGTTCTCAAATGAAAAAAAGAAGACTTTCGAATCGATAGAAAAGTTTATTTCAGAATTAAGAGAACCAAATATGTGGCAATCCGGTAATCAAGATAATTATCATAAAATATCATATCTATTGAATTATTTACAATATATTTCAAAAACAATGCCTCAAATTATTGCACGTAATATGAAATACACAAATGTTCCCAAACATTGGAATATTGTGAAAGAACACGAAGACGATATAAAAAAATTCGTATTAAATGAATATAAATTTATGGAAAATATACAAATTGACGATTCAATGAAAACCTATTTAAATGTGTTACAAGAAAATATTGAAAAAATCTATAACTTCTGTCTATTATTTCCGTATACTGATTACGATGAAAAATATTTGGTTCTTGATAAAAGAAGTCAAGAGTTATTCATATCCTACTGCATATACTCGGTGTTATATGAATACATTGTATTAACTGACAGTGAAGATATTATCCATATCCATTTAGAATCAACAAAACAAGAAATACGCAATACAAACACAAAAACAGAATCAGACGAAATTATCTCAATCCGTCCAAATGTAGACAATGAATTACAACAACAAATGGAAGTTTTAGAAGAAGTTGAAGTATTACAAGGTAATAGAAAATCATTGAAGAATAATGTATGCAATATATTAGTTGCTCTATTAAATAAAGGTATTTACGATAAAGGGGTATTAAATATTAATTATGCGAATATCATAAAAAAGACGCAACGTTCAAAGGATTATGAAAAGAAACAAATCATTAAATATCTTGGAAAAATGAGTATAGAACAACGCAGAATAGAAGACGAGCATAAGAAATACAAACTTGGTATGTGGAATGTAGGTCAGCAGAAAGGTATGATACATTATGATAAAGCTACATACAGACGCGAACGCGATGAAATCATCAAAATGATTGATGGTGAAAAAGAAGGTGATGGTATTTCTGAAGAAGCTGCGGCAGTTTCTATGTTACAAAATGTATATACTATACAAGAATTGGAAGAACATGACGCAAACATAGAAAATGAAATGCAAGAACGCGAAGCATATGATATTTCACATTTAGATGAAAACTTTATGGATGGAAATTACTATCCGGAAGATAATGAGGAAGACAATTAGAATCTCATAATAAAATGTGGAAATATTTTATAACTATATATAAAATATTTATGAGAACCCTTATATTACAACACAAGACGCTATTTGCGATTATTATATTTCTAACATTATTTTCCACAATGCATATTATCAAACCATCTCTTATATATGATACTGACGGTAGTTTCCGTGAATTTGGTGTAGGATACAAACATAAAACGGTTGTTCCAGCATGGATAATCTCAATTATTTTGGGTATTTTATCATATTTGATTATTTTATATTATTTAGCATATTATTAATCCACTATTTTCTATAAGTAATAAATATAGAAAATGGCACCCAATCTTATCGATAATCATAGTAAAAATTTCATTAAATATTCATTAATGGAAATGCATGAAAATAAAATTACAAATTACAACTATATTTATAATTTAATTATATTTGCGACAGTTGTATCTATAACCGCAATAACATTATATTGTTTATATAATGGTAAAAAAAGCGATGAAGACAAACAAGTTCAATCATTTAAAGACAAACAATATATATTATCAAAAATCCGTGCCATTCAAGATAAACAGACTGACAAATCACAGATTACTCAATTACCTCCAATAAAACCCATAAATGAATACTAATTATCTCAATTATTTTTAGTATGGCACCATTATATATAATGAATATAATCGAAGAACAACGTCAACAAATTATAACTAACAATAACACGGCCCAAAATTATATTGATTCTGTTATTCAGAATATGAATAAGCTATCAGATGATATGATAATTAGCGAACCATTGTATGGAGATATTAACCTTTCAACTCTTTCGGATTTTAAGGTAAATAAAATTGTATTTGCACCTGGAAGCATAACAAATATTATTAATATTCCTGATAGTGTAACCTATATCAATATTGGTGAAAATTTGCTTATTGAATTAAATGACATTCCAAAATTAATAAAACATATTGACGTTAATCACAATTACTTAACCAAGATAAATTTAGAAGATTTGAAATTACTTGAAGTGTTAAATATTTCACATAATCAAATTGAAGAATTGACTTATTTGCCACCGTTATTGTTAGAGTTGAATTGTTCTAATAATAAATTGACAACTCTTAATTTAGAAACGTCAAAGAAATTAGAAACATTGGAGATTGGATATAACAATATTACAACAATATATAGATATCCCGAGTCAATTATTAACTTTGACACAACAAACAATCCTTCTATTGAATATATTGATGCTCACATAACACCAGAAGAAAATGGAAAAAAAACAGAAAAACATGATTATTTCAGCAGTTTAAACACATACTATAAACTCAAAACAGTATACGAAAATGAATTGAAAGATCTACGTAATAACGCATATAAAAAACGAAAATCAAAAAAACAGTATCAAATGAATTTAAAAGGTATTACCGGGCACTGTGTTTACTGTCGTCGTAATGTAGGTTCAGTATTTATTGAAAATAGCGAAAAGTTAATCGCACACTGTGGAAGCACTAATGATCCATGTAAATTCAATATTGAATTGAATAAAGGTTATCATAATGATATTATACAAGTATTGAATGATTATAAATCAGGTCTTATTGAAACCCTAAATAGTATTACAAAACAAAAGATGGATATACTATTTGATTACAGAAACGAAAAAGATATTGTTAATGAATATCAAGATTTAATTGATGATATGGAAACATTCAAAAGTGAATATAATGATCTCTTAAATAAATATAATAAATTATTCAATGATGAAGAAAAACAAGCGACTATAACTAAGTTGAGTGTAGAATTGTTTGAATTAAAACAAGAGTTTTTACAACATATGGAAAAGTATAATGAAACGAATAATAGAGAACATTTACACACTGCTATGCAAGTATATAAAGAATATATTTTTGTATTCAAACGGCGTATTCATAATATTGAATATAACGTGTTAGAGGTATATAAAGAAAACATAAAAAAAGAGATATTTACATTTAATAAACAAGAGCATACACTATCAAACTTAGAAACAAGTGTCGTTGTTGACAAAGTCAAACATTTCGTAGCAAAAAGTTGAGTGCATTACTTAAGACAAATATAAACATCAAAATTTTATATTTGATAATCAAAAATCAAACGTCATAATTAGCATTGATTATAATTACTTACTGTATCCCAAACAATATTATTATCGTTGGCCCATTTCTTTTGAGAGCATCGTGAAGACCCCATTGCACTCCAACCGGCGTCTTCAAAATTTATGGCATCATTGTTATTATTTATACCTGTCATATCTGATACTGAACCAGGTGTAGTATCACCGCCGTCAAACGCACCCATATTCGGTCCAGATGTTGGAATTACACATTCATTATCATCATTCTTTTGCCAATAGTCAGGACAATCGTATTTTACAGGAGGGAACGCTGATTTTGTATTTTCATTCATTCCATATATACCAATATACGCTAATATGATTATTAGTAATATAATCGCAACAGATAATACAATCAAATAAAAAGTTTCCATTTATATTATATTAAAAGAAAACAATACAACGATGTTCTCTAAATATATTTAGAATAAATATCTTACAATACATTATAAGATACAATAATGTTTATTTCATCCGCATATAATGAAACAAATAAAATATTAGACGAAAAATCAACTCAATATAATGGACGTGTAAATATTGCCGAACCTTCTACAACCGCAATATTTGAAATGCAAGAAAAAATTAATGTCCGAAATAAGACATCAAATTACCGTGAAGCATTAACTGGAAACATAGAAGAAAATATTCTTTCACAAGTTTTCTTCTCTGAAAAGAATATTCAGATTATTCAAAATGGGATTCGTGCGGGCGTATACGAAAAATCAAACCAAGAAATCGTTGTCCCGCCCCAAAACATTGATAATCTCAAAATAATTATGCGTAGCACATATTTACAATACGCGCAACATTACCCGAATGACATTACAGGACAAGTAGAAAAGTTAAATACACTTGTATTGGACTATGCTATAAATGATGTATATAATGGTGCTGTTTCATACTTGAAATATATACAAGACCAAAGCACAATGGCAATGCCAATGGACCGTCCTTTACAAAATGATAGAGATTATAAAGAATTAGAAGCAAAGTCATTCATGTAAGTAATTGTATATGAAATAATTATATCGTTAAGATATAATGATTCGTGAAAGTTATTTAATCGCTCAGCAGCACATTCAAAATCATATTGGAGACCAGTTAACCACAATTATAATGAATTATGTATGGAATTCCGAACATTATACAATGGTAACAAAACAGTTGATTCAATATAATAAAAATGCGGGGAAAATGCAGTTGTTTTTAAATAAGCATATAATACCCATAATAAGCACTATACATTACATTGAAAACGAACAATATTTAATTTATCTAAAATACTACAATTCATTTCTTCAAGAAATTGCGAATAATAATGGTGTCCGAATATATTTAATCAATCATTATCCATATATGAAGGACATTACTCCATTTATAACGCACAACAAATTCATCGGTGTTAACTCATCGTATATCTATATATGTAACTATTGTTTGAGTTTGTCAAAATCAATGAGGTATAACGTAATAACTAATTTCAAAAAGTTAAATGATATTAGTGGGAATCTACCTGATATATTTACCTGAGCGTGAGAATCCATCAACTACATAAATGATAAATATACCTAAAAACGAGTATAAAATGAATTCTTCGGCAATATTTTCGGTTTTTTCATGTTGTTGATGTTCTAATAAATGAATCATATAATTAATCTTTTCTAAAAGTTTATCATTATTTCCAAACTTATCTACGATTTGTCTACCAACGTTAGAAGGTGATGCTTGTTTATATGATATTTCTCCATTATAGCTATTTGTATAATTACTAAATTGTTCGTGGACGTTGGGATTATATTCTAAATTATTCGTTTGGATATTTGGCATATCTTTTCGGACTTGTATATTCGGGTTTGGAAGAGGATTAAAGTTCTCTAAATGATTTCCATCATTATCTTCACTGTTATCCATGGTATTTATTAGATTATTGATACGTTCATTGCGCTCTTTTTGTTTATTTTGTGTATGTTCTATTGATTCCGGAATATTTGTTTTGAATCCTTCAATCATCACATTCGTTTCATTTGTAAGTGAATCTTCATTGGTTGTTGTTAAACTTGGTTTTTTCATGGTGGATTGCCGTTTGTTGCGTTTATCTTTAGTCGTCCATGTTGACGCAGAATTTAATAATGACATACTTAACAAATATATAGATAATTATTTTAAGTGTATATAATTAATCATCATAAAATATGTTCTAATGAAACTATATATGAAAGTTATTTTAGAATATTTACCTTTATTATCAGTAATTATTTTGACTTTATTGTCAAATGATATCAAAAATATATGGTTCACACCATTAGGAAAGATATTTGCTATTATATTGATTATTTTCTATTCTAGAATAGATAAATATATTGGGTTAGTAGTATGTATGATTATTATAATCTTCTATAATACATATGATTTCCATATTTTTGAAGGTTTAGAAAATGATGAACAAGGAACATCAGAACAAGAAGAACAAGAAAACTCTGATGACGAAGCAGAAAAATTAATTGAAGATGCTGATAGTCAAATGAATAATTTTGATATGGATGAAGTGCAAGAAGAAGCAGTTGCAATTACAGGACAAGATATTGAAATTGAAGAAGCGCCTAATACTATGGACGAAATCCAAAAAGAAGTTGTTGAAAATAATAAAAAAGAATTGGAACAAGAAAAGGATAAACAAGAATATGATTTAAAAAAAAAAAAAAAAATTAGAAAAAGAAACAAAA